AAACAGCGCGGCATCGGCGGCGGCGCTGTCAACTGGATTAGAGCCAACCGCGATAAAATCTTTTGTCTTAGGACGCTGAATAGTTACATCCGTAATTTTCAATTCACCGACCATGAAGGGATGTTTCAGTTCAATTTTTTTTGCCATGACGTTCCCCTATACAAGCCTTGGGCTGGTACCGGAATTGTAGGCGATGTCCATTTCGGCATCGCCCAATTCTCCCGGTTCTGTTACCCATGCGCGTGGCATCATATACTGCTTGCCGCCTGTTGTGTAAATGGTAAGGGTGTCCTCTTCAATAGCGGAAAGTTCTTCAACGCCGAGCGAACCTGTGGCATTGAGTTTCAACTTCAATTCGGCAAAAGTCTGGCTTTCAGTGTAACCGGTGTTCTCCGGAACTTCGCCTGTCTTTGTTTCTCGTTTTGTGCCGGCAGGTTTAAAAGTAGCTCCTTTCTCCTGAATCGGCAGTTCACCTAATGCCGCCGAAATAACGCGCTGTACTCTCTCAAGTTTCATTTTCCGCCTCCTATTTGAATTGCGTCAGACCCGCGCCGATATAGAACTGGCCTATCAGATTGGGCTGATGGGAATATTCAAGACGGGTTTTACTTCCCGCTTTGATCTCGACTATGACCGATTTTTTATAACCGTCAAAATCCTGACACCATTGTTTTTCCTTGATGAAAACTTCCTGATACAATTCCGCAAGGAATGAGCGGAAAACACCCGCGGTCATCACCCGCGCGCCAGAACCGAAGTTTTCTTCAGTGCTTGCCAGTTTCCATGTCTTAAACTTTTTCTTTGCATCGGCGTTGATGTAGGTACGGACGGCATCCACCGTTTCGGTAACCTGCACGTCGAGGTAACTCGTATCACGCCCGCCGTCCGTGTTTTCCGTGTAACTGGTTACGAGCCGTTCAATCAGCACATGGCCAGTTGTAGCCAAACGGTATGTGGCAATACCGGCTTCGAGTAATTTCTGCCGTTCATCAGCGTTAAATTCTACGCCGCCGATTAAGCCGGTTATTTTGGTGTCGTAAGTGTTGGCTGCGGGATCATCGGCAAGGATACGGCAAGCGACCGCGCACCATGCCGCAGCCCAAACGCAGGGAAGATCGGGATTCTTACTTCGGGGAATGAGAATGACGTGAGGTGAATTAACTTCACCCGCTTTTGCTAGCATTGTTCCCGCTTCGGTTTTGCTTCCCAATTCGCCGGAAAGAGCGACGTACATTCTGCCGCCGATTTGCCTCATCGCGCCGTAACGGGATTCAAGTTCATCGGAACTTGCCCGTATGTTTCCGGCATCGTTGAAATCGCTTGCGATAAAATTGTAGCGGATTTCGCCTAACCCTTTAAGAAACGGTTTGATGTTGGTAACGCCGGTTCCAACGGTAGTCGCTGTTTCCTCAACGGAAACGCCGGCTGCCAGGGCGGTGATAAAAACGCAGTTGGAATTTCCCACCTCCCCCTTTACGTTAGCTGAAACTGTAATAACGCCTGAATCAGCCTCGGCGGTAACTGGTAGGGTAATCTCCGCGTTGATTCTGGCGGTGATGGCGGCGGCTACGGCCTCCGCGTTTGCTCCGGCTGTAATCGCCGCGTCAAAACCATGACCGTTTACCGCTATACGGATCGCTCCAGCGGCTGCGGCGGTTACGCTGACCGTGAATTGCTTTTTCCACGCGGTTCCAGCCGCAGGTTCGGGGATGGGAAGTACGTACAATTCTTCGACTTTGTTAAGAGCGAGGAATGTTTCCGCCATAATCGCGGCGGGACTTCCGTATCCGAAAAGCTGATGCGCCTTCGCCGCCGAAAGCACGTTGACCGGCTTTCCGTTTTCGGCTTCCGACGTGGCAAGTTTATACCCTATCATCAAAGCCTTTTTGACGTCGCCTTGCGAACCCGCAAGTGAATTGTCAATCTCATTGTACTGTCCGGGAACCAGCAGGTTCGCCGGAATTTGTCTAATCGGTACTGGCATTTGTAACCTCCAAATTTACATTATCTTTTGCGACCGCGCTTCCAATATTGTGCGTCGCGTCATAGCCTTCAAAATATTCAAGATCGGGAAACATTATCCCGCCTTCGCCTTCATAAGGCGTTAAATTCGTTATGTGCCATTTCCACCTGATCCCCCAAAGCGTTATATTAATCTGGTCAAGCGTTCCGGAATATAAGCATTCCGCCGCAATGTCCTTTCCAGCGCCGATACTCCATTCAGCGTCCAAATTTCCGATAACCGGAATGAGAGCCGAAACGATTTTTAACGCGCCGTCGTACAAACGATCTTTGCCGTCGGCGCGATACAATACCCAGCTCACAAAGTCTACGGTATGATCCTCATCGGTATACCGCATAAACGAAGTAAGTATTGACGGAGTCTGGTTGGCAAGCCTTTTAATTTCCGTATCATCGAACCTGCCCGGATGCGCCGCTATGTGCAATTTTTTATCTTTCGCAAAAGCCGTTTTTATCTGATTGATCGCCTCATCGCGAACATCCACTAAAGTAATAATTTTCACGCTACTTGCTCCTTCATAAATTCGTCAACCGCGTTTTGCAGTTCGATGATGTTATCAGTGCCGAAGCCCAAAAATTTACGTGCAACCATTTTTTTTGTACCTTCCTGAAGATAACCCGCATATTCCTTTGAAGAACCAACGAGTACCGCGTCACTTCCCTTCATCTGATGTTCAATTGAATCAAGCAAGCCACCTTCGCGGTTTAACAAACTGGAGCCTTTAGAATATTTTTGCATAAATTTTTGCGTTGCTTCTTTCCACGGGTCCCATTTTTTGTTGTCCGGGTCTTGCTTGGTTATATCAATTCGTTCTTTTGTCTGTTCCTCAATTACCATGCCCAGACTGTTGAGGAGCCGCTTTTTATCTCCACCAGATAAAACAAACTCGTCAAGTTTGCGCAGGAGTTTGTATATCTCTTGCACTTTAACATCAACGGCTGCGCCCATTAGTACATCCCGCCTTTTTTAAAAAACCTGCCGTCAGTGATGCCCTCTGCCTCGTTAGGTGTAACTACGGCAGACGATTGCAAACCGGGACCTTCAAGCCCTCCCTGGTATTCGCGGTTGATTTTATTTAACAGGCTCATGTTGTCGCGGTATTTCTCCCGCGCGTCTTCGCTGCCTGAAACACCATCTGTCAGCCTGTATAAAGCGATGTCCGTACAAATGCTGTTAAGCGCGTCAGCGAACTGCGGATTGACCGGTAGCGCGATCTCCCCTGTTTTATTATCTAAAAGCCAGGGGAGATTTGCGGTAATGATACCCGTAGCGTCCCGTAAAGCAATTTCAATCAGAGCGGTTTCCGGTTCACCTAAATCATCGGTCGGTAAAATAACGGATTGCGGTTTTCTCAAAAGAAACTGATCTACGGAAACAAGTGGAATCATTTACCGTCTCCGATTACTACCCACGGATCTTTTTTAAGCGCGGCAAGCTGCTCATCGGTTACCTCGTAGGTTTGCGCCTTCTGCGTCAGTACCAAACCGGCGCGGCGGTATCTGGGATATTCGGTTTTATGCCAAAGAATGACTGATTGTTTTTTTGCGGAATCATCTCCGCTCTTGGCGGCGCCAGAACCTGAATTTGCGCTCAAAACTGATTCTGCACCAAGAGCGGAGCTTTCATCCTTATTTCCATTGTTCAATTTTTTTTCTTCTTTCATACCACACCCCTTACGCCAGATGCGGAATAACTATAAGTTCCGCCGTCCTGTAATAGATGTTTGACGCGCCGTTTGCCAAGAACTGCGCCTCCACGATTTTACGCGCCTCCGCCTCGTTTGACGGGCCGACTATCAAATGGGTTGGAACGATGCCCAAAGGATCGCCGCCGTCCCTCTTGAGCGATTGCATTTTTTCGCGGGCCTGTTTGTAGGTGTTTTCAGCTAACGCCATTTTTGAACCGACAGCCTGCTGCCAAAGCCCGTAACCGAAATTGCCGCGGTAACGGATGCCGTACAGGTATATGTCCTGCATGAACACCTTGTCATTTTTGGTGTCGGTGATTTCTTCAAACTCCGGCGTTGTGCGCTGTTGAAGAATAAGCGGCTTGAGGCTGCCTGAAAGCGACAGAAGGAACCAAGGAGGGCTATTATCGTCAACAGATCCGACAATGTTGGAAAATAGCGTAACGGCTCCCGTGCCGTCCGTTTTTTCATATATCGGATGTTCCGCGTCAAAGAAATTTTGCCCGTCATAACAGGTGTTGGTAAAGCCCTCTTTTAACAATAGGGCGATATT